TCGCCGTTAACCAGCACCTCATCAACATTGTTTTCAACACCAGAGAAGTAGGCTGCATTACGGGCTGAGAAGCCTTCAGGAGCTTTCACGCCGCGCTTTGAGTAGTACAGTTTTTTCATCATGAACTCCAATTTTTCAATTTAGGCTCAAATTTTTCATCATGAACTCCAAAGAAAAGGCGGGGAGAACCCCGCCAGTCAATGGTTTTCGAATTGTCGTTTAGGGGGTTACCGGAGACAGGTCAATCAGCACGCCAGCCGTGGCCTTGTCGCTGGTAGCGTACTTGGTCCAGTTGGCTGTTGCCCCAAGGGCAGCCAGGTTGGGGTTGGTACTGCCGGCGGTTTCGTTCCAGCTGTATCCGAGCAGATCGACGTTGAACGTACCTTCACCGCGATAACCAAGCGCCAGGTTTTCCTGGGTATTAATATCGTATGAACGAATACCTGGAGCCTGTGACTCCGTGACGGTCACTGCACCGGCCTGAAGGCCAAAGATAGACTCTTCAGGAATGGTGTCTGAAACCAGCACGGGCTTGCCCATAGTTCCAGGAACGCCGCCATAGATCACGATACCGGCTTCTTCATAAACCTTTTGGTCGATAGCGTCATCAACCAGGTCGAAGTAGACAGCACTGTTCATGCCAAACATGGAGATCCGGTTAAAGCGATCACCAAACTTACGCATGCCCTTGGTGAGCACTTTCTTGTGATCGGTTGCAAACGCAGCCGTAGTTACCATGTTGGCATTGGAGCCGATGGCACCAGACAGACCAGCGAATGCTGCCTGAATGTAGTAATCCAAAACCGCATCAGCCATGTCCTGGCCAACCAGCTCTGAAAACTCTTCCGGCGAGCGAGCCCGGCGCTTAAACGCTTCTTCCGTGGTTTCATAAGGGCCGTACTTCCATGGAGACTTAACGCCGATCATCTCACCAGAGCCGATTTTTGAGCCTGAAGGAGCTGCAGTGGAGTTGACGTCTCGGTGTGCCAGTGAGCCGCCGATTTTGTTGAAGGCGCGCTTACGCAGGTCACCTTCGATCAATTCGTTGCGCAGCACAATCGCACCATTTGACGCAGTGTTAAACACCTCAAGAACGTCTTGAAGGCGCTCGAGGTATGCGGTCTGAGCCAGATCGTTGTAGATGATCATGTCAGTATTTACGGTAGTAGCCATTTAGACACTCCTATTCTTTCGGTAATTTAAGAAACGCTTCCTGACCGTGCTTTTGAATGTATGCACGTTTTTCTTCAGGATTCATTTGTGAACGTGGTTTCACAGCCTTACCGTTACCACCACCTGAGGCGCCGCCTCCCTGAGCTCTTGGGAACAGATGAGGAGCACTTTCGCGCAAAGACTCAGCCCACTCCTTCGGTGTAAGCGGAGTCTTGGCATCCTTGCCGTAGACAATCTCGTCGTCCTTCATGGCGACAAGGTTTCCTTCGTCGTCCAGCTGCCAGAATCCTTGGCCGCGGAAAACGAAATCATCCAGAGCCGACTTTTCAGCTCCAGCTTCAATCGCACCGCTTTTGATTGCATCAGAAATTGCCCGGCCTTCGAGCGATTTGGCCTTCTTCTCGGCCTTGGTTCGCCCTTCCACTTCGGTATTGAGTTTTTTGTCGAGCTCAGCGCGCAGTCGCTCAGTACGGCGTGAGATAACCTCGTCGAGCTTGCCCTCGGCAATCAATTTGGTCTCTTCATCCTGTGATGCTCGCTGGAGCAATCCCTTGACTGACTCAATATCCAGGCCATCGAACTGGGACTTTAACGCTTCCAGCTCCTGCTTGGTGGCCTTACTGCTTTGGATTAGCTCACCGTTCTTGCTTTTAAGCCCGGTGACTTCCTTGTCCAGTGCGGATTGAAACAAACCGCTCAGTTTCTCCTTGAGTTCTGAGCCTTTGGTTTCATCCAGTTCTAAGCCGAGTTCGGCCAGGTCGATTTCTAATGGCATTTTTCTATCCCCTTGGGACTGGTTGAGCCCGCCTGGCGGGCAATAAAAAACCCGCCGAAGCGGGTTGGTTTAAAATCTGTGTTGGTTATTCGCCAAATATTTGCCGGAATGTATCGGCGTCTCGCATTCTCAGCTCATCAATTGAGTACTGCCGGCCTGTAAGCGGATCCGCGAATTTGCTAAGAGGGTATTTCCCCTCGGTATATAGCTTGTATCGTGTTGGCCCAAGCCACTCACGTTTGAACTCGGCGTCTTGGTTAGCAAACCACTTGCTGTAGTTCGTTTTGGCATCTACCTGCCCTATCTCCAGGCCTGCTTTCTCTCGCTGTTTTTTTGTCATGTTGCCAATGCTGCGGAATGAGCGTTCGCCATCGCGCCCCCTGACCTTCAAAGCCCTGACAAACGGCCTGGTGCCGATAACCTTCCCATCCAATGACGGGATCAACTGTGAGCGGCAATTAGGATGAAGTGGCGGCACAGGATGCGGATCACTCTTAAGCCAAGATTTCCCGTCCAACGAGGCACATATTTTTGATGTTCGGCCATCAAGTGTTGCAAGAAAAACCACGTAATCAACACCAATTTCATCATACATTTGATTGTATGCCTGGTTGCTGATGTGATTTCTCGCCGTTCGGATAAGCCTTTCCGCATCAATCTTGGCTTGGTATATCAGGCCGTCTTGATAGTTGAGTTTTGCAGTGCCTCTAATGGCTTTCACTATCTCGCTATTGGTGTTGCCTGCAACAACCCCGGCACGAATAGAGGCGTATATTGCATCTTGCTTTGGCTTGGAGAACTCACTTAAAAGCGTGTCAACCAGCCTGCCACCAAAAGGAGCTGAACCAGAAAGCGGCCTATCCATAGCCTTTTTATAGACCGTGTTATCTGCAATTTTTGGCTTTTTTATATCTTCAAAAACTCGGTCGAAAAGCTCATAAATGTATGTGGCTTCATATCCAGCAAGCGCAGCTGCTGAGCTGGACCAGTTGCTATTCAAAGCAGCTGACAGTCCTTGTCCGTAGTTATCAATCTGCTCCTTGATCCCTTTCAGTCTTGTTGTGTTGTACCTTCCAACAAGAAAACTCTCTAACTCTGCGCGGCCAATGCCATCCAACCGGTGAAGAAGCTCCTTTGCCAGCTCAATGGCGAGTTCATCAATTCTGGAGTTAACCTGATTGACTATCGCCGAAGATGCTCGATATTGGTAACTTGCGTGTTGTGATATGGCAGAGGCTATGGCATTTTGCGCTGCTCTGAGCTCACCACTTGTTGCCATCAGATGCCGCCTGCATTATCGATCATCAGAAACTCATCTTCCCAGGAACGCTCAGGAAGCTTGCCTGTGCCAATGTATGTCCAGTACGACTCATTACTTACCTTGCCAGCCATTACCGCCTGCAGAAGCTGTGCAGCCATCTGCGGATCAACGTCTGCAACAACAAAGTCTGGTTTAACTGCGAACTTCACTTCATCTGGATCTATATCCATAAACTGAGCCGCAAATCTGAGACACTGCTCAATAGCCTCTGCCGCAGTCATGACTACTGTGTGGAGGGTGGCCTGCTGATCATCCTGTCTGGCGCGCCGTGCGTCACCTGACTCAATGCCTCCTACGTCCATAACCTTAGCGCCTGACTCAAGAGCGGAGCTTCGTTGCGTGTCCATCGCTGACTTGATCTTTTCTATTCCGTTCCCTGTGATTTCCAGATAACCACATTGAGCATCTTGAGGAAGAGCCCAAGCTGCAGAAGGCCCGGTAACCCTAAGGTTCTGATCCTCACTCAGTCCTGAAACCCATGGTTGCGGGTGCGCGGTTCGGTGCAAAGCTTGGTAATAGTCTGCTGATAATTCGTAGTATTTCAGAGCGGCTTTGGCCATTGACAACAAGGGGATTTCATCAGGATCGGGAGAGTTATCAGTTGATCCGGAAAACACAATAGGGATGTAGTCCAGCCCACGTACCAGATCACCATTGGCGTCATACATTCCTGGACGCTTCTCTTCATCAACATCAGCTCCGGCTGAATTAACTACCCTGGCCCGGTATATTCCATCTTCAAGATCCAGCACTCGATAAACGGTTTCTGATTCGTGACTAAACTCGTCAGAGCTTTTGCTTTTAAGCTCCTGTAGCACTGTCAGGGTTAGGTCTTTGCGGCCATCGACCAAGCTCTCTTTCCAGTTAGTGGCGTCTTTGGCACCATAAACAGCGACAAATGGCAGTTGGTTATCGTCAACATCCACCAGCAACACATTGCGGCCATATCCAAGAGATGCAGCTACAGTTCTCTGAAAGAGCTGAACAAGCCCGAATCCATCTGCAGTAGCATTCTCCCGCATGGACTCCATTCGATCAGGCAGTACTATCTCAGGCGTTAGACGAGAAACAAGGCCCATCATGGTTCTGAGCCCGTCTTTCACCCAGTGCGGATACTCGGCTCTGTGGAGGTAGCTTTCGTAAATATAGGCGTTATCCTGGCTTACTCTCTCAGCTTCCATCATCCCTTCGGTTTTTCTCAGCCGATTTGGGTTATCCTTTACTGCATCTTCGCCGTCAAGGGCTTCGGCCATGATGTCCCAGTCACCTTCCATTTTCTTGTAAAGCGGGTGCAAGCTTGTAACTGGCATTTTATAAACCTCTGACTTGTAGAGTTCCGACAACCGGTTTGTTAATTGGGTATCGCTTGGCAAGGAAATAGCCAACAGCATCATTTGGGTGGTCAAGGCCGCCTTTTTTGTCTGGAGCCCCGCTGTCGTCGTATGGCTGCTGCTCAAGACACTCAGTTAGCGTTGGGCAGTTGTCGGTGTTTACCAACCAACGGCGCTCAAGGTTACTGTTGAGGATCATCGCGTTCACGGCGTTAACCCGGTCTTTAACTGCCGGGTTTACTCCATCAACAATCACACTAAATCCTGATTGCCTCAAAATGCTGAGGTCAGAAACGCTAGCCCCCTTAGTGCTGGTGTTCTGGCCGCTGGCATCAGGGTAAATCACTATCTGATGGCCCTTATCCTTGAACTCTTCCTTGATCCGCTTTGCCATATCTGGCGTATCTCGCACCTTGGTTATCTCGGCCAAGGTTAACGGCCTGCCGTCGCGGATAACGCTAATCTCTGCGGTCATATTCAGCACGTTGAAGTCCATGCCGATATGCAGGACCTCACCAGGCCTAATCTGTTCAGAGGTATGGTTTAGCTTTCGGCTGAACTCAGGGTAAACGGAACCGCTCGTCAGGTTCGTAAACTGGCCTTTCAAATAAGCCGCTATCAACTGAGGCGGATACGACGCCATCAAAGAATCAATGTAATCGTCCGGCAGGTTGGCTTCGTTATCGTATGTGCTCGCATGGATAAGGCCATACAGACTGGCAAGCTCAGGTTTAGCCCGCACCTGCTTAACGAACTGCTGATAGACGAACTTAAAACCCTCTGGGGTGGTTGTTACATCAATCCCGTTCTTCAACCCTGGTACGTTGTAGCGCATACGGGCGATGATCTTTCGCCATGCCATTTCGGCCTTGTGGGCCGCCATAACGTCCAGCTCATCAACAAGAGCTTGCCCAATCTTGAAACCAACTATCGAAGCTGGCTTTTCCATAGAGCGACAGATAATCGTGTTTCGATATTGCTTGCCGCTGTAGATATGGACTTCTTTGTTGCCCTCGTTGATCTTCGTTCTAAGGCCCCAGTCAAAAGCGGCCTCTTCAACTGTCGGGTAAAAAATGTCCCTGATTTGTGGGTATGTTGGGGCAAAGTACCCGGCGTTTACTCGCGGCCACTCCCAGGAGTGCTGGAACAACGATCCACAGCCCACCCAAGTCTTCCCGCTGCCAAATCCTGCGACAAAAGCCCGAAACTTATGAGGCAGAGCCAAAAACTTGGACTGAGGGACATTAAGACCCGGATTTATCGTCGTCACGGATCCGTGCATCCTTGACGCTAATCTCTACCTTCACAGGCTGCGGCGGTGCGTCATCATCGTCAGACTGCTGCCGCTTGTGGTTGACGTATATGTCACCAACCTCCTTGGCGGCCTGTTCAAGCATCTGCATTACAAGGGGGTAATTCCCCCTCTTTTCAGCCTTGCTGAGCATCATTTCCAACTTTCTCAATCGGTATGCCCGTTGAGCGATAGGTATATCAGCAGTCTCAGCCTTGAATGCTTCCCTGGTGGCATCGAAAACAACTCGCCATTTCTGGCTCAGGTTCCTGCCGGCATACTTTGTCGGGTTGTAGGCTTCAACCTGCTGGCGAGGGACGATAACCCCGAATTCCTCTTTGACAGCCTCTGCGACCTGTGACGGAGTGTCGTAGCAGGCCAGCGACTGCACAATAAATTGTTTTACTTGATCGCTTAGTGAGGCCATAAAATGTCATCCGTCAAATTGAGGTCAAGCTATGCGACCGAACGGATACACGTTCCGCAAGCTCTCGCTATGTTTGTTTTAGCCACCTCTGGCTTGCCGTTTGCGGCATCAACCATCTGCTGTACTTCGTGGCTGGCTCCATAGCGCTTAACGATGTCAATAAACTCTTCGACGTCATGGCCACGAATGGTTAGAACCGGCTTTCCTTCCTGGTTGAACTTTGGCGCGCCGTATTCATCAGTTGCCTGAGCAATGTGCATCATTTCGTGCTCTACCAACTCGCAAAACTCAGTATCAGAGCACTCGGCGCTGTAATCTGCTGCTATCGTGATTAAAAATTTAGGAACTCGACCGAACCAGTCGCGGAATTGCTGCTCGAGTCTGACTTTTTGCCATCCGCCAGCGCGAAGCATCACCTGTTCGCACTGGCCTAGGACTGTGCGGCCTTTCTTTTCAAACGCCGTTGACGCCCACATAAATTCGACATCAGAATCAATCAGATGTGCATGCTGTGGATTGTGCAGTTCGCCAGTTTCGGCAAGAAACGTTTCGTGTACCCATGCTTTCAGCTCTGGTGCTGGGGCCACAACAGGGAACAAAATGGCCTCGGCATCCAGCAGTGATTGTGGTGGCGTTGGTCGATTCATCTGATTTCCTGCTGATAAAAATAGGTGCCGGGTGCATCCAGCAGCGGCGCTTCACAGCGCGGCCCCGGCTAAATCCGTTGTTATTTGGTGTCGTCCTGAATTTGCGCCATCTGCGCTTCGTATAACTCGCGCTCCCGCGAGTCTTTCCGTGCTTGATACCACCAGTTGAGGCCAAAAGTAGCTATCGCAACGATGATACCGATAACCAGTGCCCAATCATTCAGTGACAATAAACCGCCAGCCGCAGTTGCACCGGATGCCGTATAGCTCATTGTCGTAGTAGTTTTATCCATGATTCTCTCGACTATTCTCATAGTTGCGGCCTCCGGTGGTGGCCAGTGTTCAGTTTTGATTTAACTCAGCTTTTTTGTCTGCTTGCCACTGCTCTAGCGCCTGCCAGTCCAGGTTACATTTGCCAAGGTCGAGGTACAGGCTGGTTATCAGCGACAACATTGCCTGGTTTGAAATACAGCGGCCTGAGCTTTGCTGTAGGCACTGGATTGTTTGCTGGTCTGGATGTGTAACGTTGCATCGCGTTATCAGGGCTTCCGGCGTCATCACGTAAACAGTCTGCGGAGTCGGGATGTTCCGCACAACTGGCGGCGTTGACGAGCAGGCGCACAGCGTCATCAGGCACGTAATCATCACGCCAGCGTTTAGTGTGTTCATCGTTTGAATCTCGCAGTAGTTTGTCAATGCGCTGTTGCAGCTTATTGTTTGCTGAGATGAGTTGTGCTTTCGATTGTTCATTGTTTTTGATGGCGGCGGCCAATGCGTCACGTTCTGCGATAGCTGCAAGAGTTGCGACACCTGCTGCAGTTAGTTGCTTGGCTAACCTGTCTGAATCTGTTTGTAATATCTGCTGTGCTTCCTGAGCCGTTTTTAAATCTGATTTAGCAACTTTCAGGCTTGCGCTTAGTGAGTAGCTAACCACGATGAATATAGTCAGCGCTATAGCCAGCGCAGCAGCGAGATATTGCATGAGTTTATCAGTCAGCATTAGCCGCAGCCTCAGTGCATTTAGCGTACCTGTCTAGCTGTCGCGTCCAAACCCCGGCACAACGTTTGTTGTTGGGTGTCGAACAGTCGAACCCATCTTGATACTTGTACTTGAGCAGAGAATCGCAGGCTTTTAAGTTGTCGCCGTTGAGTAGATTGCGGCGCATTGATGAATTAAGCCATGTGCCGATGCCGTATTGATAAACAAAGTCTATGTAAACATCATACTCCGCCTGCGTCATCTGGACATCTGGCAGTGAATCGCGAAAGCGCTGCTCATCTGCAGAAATGTGGGCCTGTACGGTTTTAAGTGCTTGAACTGGGGTTAGCTTGTCTCCCAGTTTTACCCGCGTTCCATCGATGTGATATGTGGAACCGAAGCCAGCTGTTGGGCGGTCTCCTTGAACTGGCGGCCTTGCAAC